AAGGTATCTTCATGGGACGAAACATTAAAAATAGCTAAGAGAGTTATAGTAACGGCAGTCACGGTAGCAGTACTGGCACTAATAACATCAAAGATGACAGGAATTATATAATGGCGCGTTACGTAAAGAGTGGTACAGTTAACACAGTTCAAGAGATTAACTCTGAATTAGAGAAGATAGCTACGGCTCAAGAAGAACTCCTCACTCGTAATGGTGAAACACCTAATGAGATGAAAGCCCCATTAGATATGAATGGCAACCGTGTATTAAATACACCTTCACCTACTTTACCAAGCGACCTTGTAAGGTTGTCTGATTTAGAATCTTTAGGTGGGAGTAACAACACGATTATATTCGATAATAAGGTAAAGGCTTTTAATACTTTTACTGAGATAAAAAATGAAACTTTCCAAGCAGGTGATATTGTTGTTACTTATGGATATGAAGAAATAGGGGACTGCCCCCAAAGGAATCATATTGTTAAGACAGTCGCTCAACACCGTTTAGATATAGGTGTGTCCGATTGGCAACCTCTTGGTAGATTGGATGCTTTGCTTGAAGGTAAAACAACCCCTGCAAGCGAAACAGATTTAGTGGCTATTTTTAAATCAACAAATGGTAGAATCACCACCCGTCAATGCGGTTCCCCCTATGGAGCTAGTCCGTCATTGACACGACTGGCGTTAGCAGAAGGGGCCTCTCGTGATAACTTGGAAATTGTGTTTGATGATGCAGACTATCAATTGGCAAGCACCAACCATGATGGGGATTTATTTGGAAGGCCCATTAACTTGAATGGGAATATAACTCGCTTTTCTGCTGGTAATACTGGTGGTTTGCAGAATGGCTTTTTAAAGCTACAAGATACATGGGGAGATTTACAAACGCGCATTAGGCATGTAGATGCTATCTACCAAGCCAACCAGTCAAACATCAAAAGCGAAAAACGGTGGTTTTTTGAAGTTATTGAGTCAGATATAAATGCAGTAAGTGGCGGTTTAATTAACACCTTTAGAAAGTGTGAGAAATCAAAATATTGGGTAGTAGAGAGTATAATTACACAAAACCCATCTGGTATAGCAACTTCCATAGATAATGATTGCCAAGCGTGGCGAGTTGGCACGTTAAGTATGGCTGATTTTGTACAGGCGTACAAATACGAAACAAGCGCAACAAACGGAACCGTTATAAACTCAAGTGCTCCTGCAATTGGAGATGGAAATGCAAAAACCCCTATACCATTCAAGCAAGTTGGTACTCAAGGCGATTATTTAGAGTACACCCTCACAGGGGCAGAAAAAGAAGTAGGCATATTACTGATTTACACAGGCAGTGGAACGCTGGATGCCCATATAGAAATAAAAGACATTAACGGTATTGTTGTAAATGAAACTCAGGTTTCTAATAAATCATCAATAAAACAAGATGAGCCACTTGTGGTTAGTTTAAATAACCCTTTAGTTGGTGAGGCTTTAACAATTAGAGTGACAAACAGAACAGCAGTAGTGGGGTCAGGTTTTTTAAGGGTTGCTGGTGTGGGTTGTATTGTAGATGGTCAAATCACTGGATTTGAATACGATACAATTAGCTATTCTCTTTTCACTACAGGTGATAATAAAGTGCGTACATTTTTCAATGGCGCACAAAACTACGCTATATTTGAAAGTGAAGCAGGTGTGTTCGGTGGTGAATCACACGGTGGAGAAACGGCAAGTTTTCAGCAGTTTCTAGTAGACGGTGAGCCGCTAACCATAAGCAATGGCTTGAAAGGGACATGTAAAGAACTATCCATTAACCAAGAAACACAAACACTGTTTAGAGTAGGTGTGTTTTATGATACGAAGTCACAACACAAATTCACAAGCTACCCAGCGGCGCATAGCTTTGACTCAAGCCACCGATTCAGTGAGGGGTTTACCTCTAAAATTGCCTATGGTGGTATGTTAACAACGCACAGCCAGATGAACAAAATGGTATTGCCTGAGTTGATTGACTCTAGCACCCACGGTTTTCCAACAGATGGTAGTGAAAAACGCTATGAGTTCGGAAAAACAAACTACACGCGTATCGAGTCAACATTGAACCCGTTTATTAATGAAATGTGGGTAAACTTGCATGGCGGTATTTATAACGAGTCTACTCCTTGGTGGAAAATTGGCATAAATGAAAATGACGCAAGGAAGTTCTACTATGGCCCTGTATCAAGTTCCTGCTGTGGGGAAAAAGATTTAAGTAAGCAACCTTATGGAACTTCGACTGTAAGGGTTTATAACTAGTATGAACTATAAATCAAGTACAGGACAAGCTTTAACACAAGGGTTGTTCTACGAATGGAATAATCCTGACTCTCCTTTTACTATGAGAGATACAGGTTTAGAGCCTCAGTACACAGCACGTAGTGGTAAGACTTATACTTCCCTCCCGTACCTATACCGTAATAGCAACAGCGAATATGACTGTGCTATTGAAACCTTAGGTAGCTGGGAGCATTGGAAGAAGTTATGTGCTTTGGATTGGTTCTTAACTGGTAGTATTATGAATGCTCAGTACACAGGCTTGAATGATTGGCGTATTGAGAAAGAGTTATCAGAAGAGAGTAAAGCAAAGCAAGTTCTAATGCAAGCCATAGAAGATGGTGACATACAAGCGGCTAAGTTTATTTATGATAAGAAAACCAAAGCTACCACTGCCAAAGCGGGTAGACCAGAGAAGAAGATTCCTACGAAGACTAAAGGTACAGTCCTAACACTAGCAAAGAAATTAGAGAGTAAATGACTTTAGACGAGATACGTACACGGTGTGAGAACGACTTATACTATTATGCACAGATGATGTTCCCTGACAGGTACTTCGGTGATGTGCATGAGGAGATGTTCTTGTACTTCCAAAGGTCTTTAGAGAGAGGAATGAAAGAAGGTGTAGGTGATAATGCCGCGGCTTTGATTCCACGAGACCACGGTAAGAGTTTCTGTATTGCTGTAGCGTGTACATGGTTTATTACTAAGTTTCCACAGTACACAGTGACGTATGTATCTTCTAACCCAACACTAGCAGAAAGACAATTAGTAGTAATAAAGAATACATTTAAGAGTGAAGCTCACAGAGAGCTATGGCCTGAGATGCTTAACTACGAGATTAACCCTCGTACTAAAGAGTTTGAGCATAAGCCGTTAGGTGGTTGGACTAAGAGTGAAATATCTGTAGACCACCCTAAGAGACCTAAAGGTGAGAAAGACCCTACAGTAGCGGCTACAAGTGCAAAGAGTACCAACACTGGAGCGCATTACAAGATGTGTATCTTTGATGATTTGGTTACTAACGAGAACTACAAGTCTGCCGCTGAAAGAGAAGAGATTAAAGAAGTCTATCAGTCTTACTCAGCTATTGTTACAGCAGGTGCTATTAAATGGATGGTTGGTACTAGGTACGGTGATAATGACTTGTACTCTGACCTTAAAGAAATTAACTACGAAGTAGAAGATGAAGAAGGTAATATAGTAGAGTCTAAGCCATTATGGACTTGGTTTGAAAGAACAGTAGAAGACAGTAAGAGTAAAGACGGTAGTGGTACGTACGTATGGCCTAGACAGAAGATGACCACAGGTGAGTGGTATGGCTTTAACAAGAACGTAATGAACCAAAAGAAAGCAGAGTCTTTCAATATGGAGTTGTTCTACTGCCAGTACTACAATGACCCTAATGCGGCTAGCGAAGCTAAGATTACTCCTGATTGCTTCATGTACCTACAGCCTAACATGCTAGAGAACAGACAAGGTAGATGGCACTATGGTAATAAAGAACTTAAACTGTCTTGTGGTATGGATTTGGCTTTCAGTGAAGGCAGTGGTAACAGAAAGACTAAACGAGATTACTCTTCAATTGCCGTTACAGCTTGGGATAATGAGGGATACTTATATATCCTTGAGTTACAAAGATTCCAAACAGCTAAAGCTGAAGTATATTACGAGAAGCTAATAGAGTTACATGAGTATTGGGACTTCAGAGAAGCTACAGTAGAGACAAACGCAGGTGGTTTGGTTGTTGCTAACTTCATACAAGATGAGATTAGAAGAGCAGGTCATACACTTGTTATAAAGCACCAACATAAGAACCAAGTACAAGGGAATAAAGAAGAACGTAACTCGCAGTTGTTTGAACCTTTGTACCGTAACAAGAGCGTATATCATACTAAAGGTGGTTATACGAAGTTGTTAGAAGAAGAGTTAAGATTAACTAGACCGCCACATGACGATTTAAAAGATGCAGTCTGGATAGCAATTAGTAATAGCAAGCGTCCTTCTAAACCGAAGTTTGCTACAAATAGAAAAGATAGGAATGTTGTTGATGCAGGTAGCAGATTCCTCAATAGGAGAAGAAGAGCTTGATTACTCTAGATTTTAATGATAAGAATGCTTTAGCTGGAGGTATTGTAGAAAACTGGAGTTCTTGGAACAACTCACGTACACAAGCTATGGAGTTATGGGCTGAGATAGATGCCTACCTACATGCTACAGATACAAGTATGCTTGAAGGGGGTCAGAACTTTGACCACAAGACACACCTACCTATCCTATCTGAGTTACATGAAGATTTGATTGCTATTGTGTATAGTACTTTGTTCCCACATGATGATTGGCTATCTTGGAAAGGTTTTGAGATTAATGCCATTACCAAACAGATTAGACAGAAAGTACTGAGTTATATTAAGCAATGCCATAGTATGAATGGTTTTAGTGTTCAAATGCGTAAGGTTGTTGATGACTTAATACGATATGGCAATTGCTTTACACAGACGTACTACAAGAATGAAAGTATGGAAAGTGAGCAAGGTATGGTCAGTGGTTATGCTGGTCCTGCTATTAAACGTATCTCTCCGTATGATATTGCATTCAACCCAGTAGCAACACAGTTCAGTAAAACACCAAAGATTATAAGAGAGTTAATTACTGTTGGTGATTTACATGAGTTATATACAGGGGCTTCTGATGATGATTTATGCCTTTCAGAAGAAGAGTTTGATGTATTACTAAGTAGACGTACTGGTACAGGGAATGATAATACAGAGCGTTATAAAGAAAAGCAATTCATTCCACAAGGTTTTGGTAGTATTGATGAGTATTACAACTCAGGATACGTAGAGCTACTATGGTTCTATGGTGATTTCTTTAATAGTACAGATAATAGCTTTGCTAAGAAGCGTTGTGTTGTTGTAGTAGATAGAGACACAGTACTTATAGATAGAGAAGAGTTATTCCCTGCTATCTTTAAAGGTGGATGGACACCAAGACCTGATAACCTTTGGAGTCAAGGTCCATTAGATAAAGTAGTTGGCATTAACTACATGATTAACCACAGAGAGAACAGTAAGAATGATGCAATCGACAAATTCACATACCCAGATAGAGCTTATGTTGGGGATGTTGAAGAGATTTACGATGAAGTCACAGGACATACTAAGTACATTATGCCTGAAGGTGGAAGTGTCACAGATATTCGTCCCGATAGTACTGTTCTTACCTTTGATAACCAGATAATGATGCACAGGGATTTAGCTCGTACAAGTGCTAGATTACCACAACAACTGGCAGGATTTAGAACAGCAGGTGAGAAGACAGCTACAGAAGTACAGAGTCTAAATGATGGTGCATTCAGAGGATTCATTAACAAAGCCGCACAGATGGAAGAAGACCTTATTGAGAATGCAGTTCAAGCTGAAATACGAGTAGCTAAAAATAACTTCTCAAGTATTATTAAAGTACTGGAAGAAGATGAAGATGGTATTATGCTCACAACTCAGATTACAGAAGAGGACTTGAGTGCTAATGGTAAGCTAATTCCACATGGTAGTAGACGCTTTAGTAGGCAACTACAGCAATTACAGGGCTTAACTCAGCTAGCTAATACTCAGATAGGTCAGATGGTAATGCCACATTTAAACACCTATAATCTAGCTAAAACAGTGGAAGAGTTATACGGGTTTGATAAGTTCGGCTTTGTTAACAAGTTTGCTAGTATTGATGAGCAGATGGAAATGCAAGAGAGACAGATGCTTGCTCAACAAGAGATGGTACAGCAATCAAGTGAGCCTACATCTATAGAGATGGGTATGATGGAAGAAGAGGATGAATACGAAGATGAGTAATTTCAAAGTACCTAGCTTTATATCAAATGACTTTAGCAAGCTACCGAGTAAAGAACAGAAAGAGGAGATGATTAGCAGGTACAAGAGGTGGTCTGAAAATGAGTTTACCTTACTGCTAGTAGAATACCTTGAAGATGAATACGATAAGTTGTTAAAAGAAGATGAAGAGAGAAGTGATTTCCTATCTTGGTTTCAATTCTCTTACGTAGTAATTCGTAATAAAGCGAAACGTG